CTCATAAGTCTCATAGCCGTCTTCACTATTCAGAACCACAGACGGCAACTCATACGTCGTCAATTCCTGATTACAGCCAGATACAACCTTTCCCGTTGTGTTATCAACAACAACAAACGACGGCGAACGCCAACCCAACGCTTCTACTTCACTTTCCGGTATCCATGCGGTCGTATCGATAATCGCTCGAATCAGATAATAATTTCCATCGTCGCACGTGATAACCAATGCATCCGAAGCGACGCCATCTTTCACAAGTAAACTCGGTGTTGCATCTGCCGGATACGTTTCACTATTCCAAACCAGACCATCCAGATCAAACCAACCCGTCGGATCAGCATCAGTCCAGAATGTGCCGTTTATCATGTCGTTCACGTCGCCGTCATAGTATCCGTTGCCCGCATCTTCACCCCAGGTTGCATCGGCACAGCTCTTAAACACCGTCGGTCTTGTTTCGTGTTCGGCATATCCGAGTTCGTTGTGCAGGTAATCCCATGACTGCCAAACGCCATTCAGCTTATAGAATCTCATACCTCACAACTCCATCATATCGAGCGAATACTCGGTCCCGCCCAACCAGATTGAACCAGTCCCAACGACGACGCTTGCCGTTGCTTTTGCCATGTATTGTCCCGGCGATATCGAGGATACAAATATCTCGCCATACGCATTCTCGACGTGCTGCTGCGAATACATCAAATGCGCAGGACACATTCTGATAAACCACTGCATGAATCGACGTATAGCTTCATACGTCGTGTCTAGCATCACGAGATGAATCTGGAATGGGTCGGTCGGATCAATCTGAACGTCATAATGGCCCGCACCGAACAGCGTTTCCATGACGTGTCTCACGTATGGCTCTGACGTCGGGAACCTGTTGTTCAGAAATATCAGAATCATCTGGCGACGGTCTTCAATTGTTTCGCCACCATAGAGTTCGATTCCGAGCAGCGATTCCCAGTATTCAATTGTTTCAACGTCACACGTCTGGATGAAAAAGTTCTCACGAACAAGCATCATGTTCGCAAGCGATTCTTTCAATTCGGTGTCGAGCGTTCGGGCGTAGGCATACAAATCCTTAATGGCCCTATACACAGGCGGCAAAAGTTCATCTGCGATATCGAACCAGTACATGATTTGCTCCCTTTATTCGGTGATGTTGATCACCGTTGTTTCGTCATCGATCCACTCCATCGAAACCCCGGTCGTATTCCACGAGGCCGATCCGACAGACACGACACCGCCTTTCTTTATCACAACATCGGTAACGTCGGCAACTCCCTCAATGAGGGCGGCAGCGTAAATAAACGCCTCTCTGATAATAACTTTTGCCGTGTCTATGCCCTGGGCGATCTGAGTAGTCCACCCGGCCTTTTGTTCGGATATATATTTCTTTATGTTGGTATCAATTTGAGGAACAACTGACGATAACGAATACCCCTGAACTAACAAGACTGTCACGTCAATTTCGAGCGTTGGCTTCGTTGTCACGGAGGCGATATGAACAGAAGCACCAATAGGAGCCCAACCATAACCATCCCCAACAGCGACGCCATTATACATTGGGCAAATCGCAGTCTGAACGGCATCAATCAATTCCTGAGACGCCTCGGTTAAATCTTCACTCAATATATAAATCTTTACATGACCACCGGAACGAACACCATTCGCATCCGTTGTCGGGAATACTTGCAATGCGCCAACACGCTCATTAGAACCGCCGATATCATAGGTGAGTTCGAGGATCTTTTCTCTGTATGCAGCGATGTTTCCCGCGAATGCGATTTCGACAAGGCTTTCCTCGTATCGCTCACGAAGAGATGAATCGGATTCGATAGCCCTTCCCGGAACAACCTCGCTGCCAAAACGAGCGACTTGGAGTCCGGCGATGAAACTCAAAGGCCTCAAATCACCAGACGGTGTAGGAATTTCGCCTGCGGTCTGGCATGTTATTGTGTACGTATAAAGACCTTCACTGTCCGGCCCACTTAAAACATCACTGGAAATCGCCCACGTGTAATTCGACGAATCGGCGAACTCAGTTCCCTGCGCAATCGTGCTTAAGTCTGCCTGCATTTGATAAACAGACGCCACAGCCGGAAGCCTGTAAACGCCTCGTTCCGCAGCTTTCAGATCTAGGAAACCACCTGTGGCCGTCGTCCCATACGCCTGTTGCTGAACATCGATTAGCTCTATGTAAAGGCCCTCAATTACCCACGCACAGGCAGACAGGGCTGTCTTTATGAGTGAGCCATCTCGTTTGTTTACCTCTTCGGTTACACGCAAAAGCATTTCCTGAAGAAGTGCCGTCATGGTTCTGTTTGTCAGATCAAGCATGGTAAACTCCTACGAGACAATGTTCGTTGTCATCTGAATGTCACCCAGTATGGTTTCGACAACGAAAGAAACAACAAGCGAATCTGGGGATGGTTTGTCGAACTTGAAAGAATTCACAGCGTTTATCCTGTCGTCTATCGATAACGCACTTTGGATCCTTTTTTTTACATTTGCACGCACATAGGCATCATCTTTACCGATAAGGTCGTCGAACTCTACCCCCATGTTGTTGTTCATGATCGGCCACATGTTTCTTTCGACGGAAAGGTAAAACTGAATGTCTTGTGCTATTGAGCCGAGGTTTTGCTTTATTTCGCCGAGCTGCATCGTCTCGGTATCAAGCTCCCATTCTTGTGATGGGTATGTCACGAACTCAACATTCATCATTCATCTCCTTCGTCATCTCCGCCGGCTTTGTCAACGGGAAAATATCTGCTAAGCACAATGAATTGCTGCCCATGAGACACCCTGCTCATAATAACAGAATCGCCCTTTTGAAGCGAGCGGTTTATTGTTATACAGATTTGTTCGTCGTCTTTTGTTGGGTTGAGTTTGTGGCCGTATTCCGTTACCCATGCGTCAAGAATTGTATCTTCAATTTCATGCTTATGCTTCAAAGATAAAGTGGTTCCGGGATCAGGCGGCGGATCGGATGGAGCGCCAGCAGGAATAAACCCGACTGTTCCACCCACTCCAACCCCAGACGTAACGGTCGCGGTGACGTCTGTTAATTGTTCGTTTTCACCATGTGTATGTTTTTTTATGTACAGCTTTTTTGAAACGACGCTTTGCGTGAGAATGATATCGTCCCCCTCAAGCTCAATGTCGCCAACGTCGATTCCGAGCTTGATCTTTAATGGGTTGGAACTAGTGACCGTTCCGGTATAAAGCTGACCGTCACACGCCGAAGATGTTTCGACAACGCCCTTTGCGATTTGTTGAATCGAATCTATGCTTATCATGCCCTACCCCTTTATGATGTCCTTTTCACTCCACGGTTCATCGCCGAACTCTTCACTATACGCCTTGCCCGCGAGGGACATTTGTTCCGCATTGCCATTCATCATCAGGTTGACGAGTTCGCTTTTGCGTTTCTTTCGCTGTTGCTTTTTCGAGTCTTTGCCTTTGCTTTCAGCTTCCTTTTCTGTTTTCAAGGCTTTCGGATCCACCGGATCATTTTTGTTCACGTTCGTCTTCGAGTTTGACTTGCTCGTTTTGCTCGTCTTCCTCGACAAAGGCTGCCGCTGAACTTTGCTAACAAGGTCATTCCATGTGTCAAGGTCAACATCCCCCGGAAGCGCCTCGCACTTCATTGTCATGGTATGCTCCCCCTCGTTAAATGTATGAGATACCGAATCAAGATATACAAGTTTCGACTTGCTTATCTCTCCGAAATAGTTCGTGTCTAACCACGGGATGTCGATCCGAACCAACATTCCCGCCCTCAAACCGATTATGCCAAGCGCCGAAATGTCAATGGATCTGGTTTCGCAATCTTTTGTGCAAAGCATGATTGCCGTTCTGAGGATCATCTGTTCGTCGTTCCGGCAATAGGCGTTTTCGATCTTTTCGTAATACGTAACCGGCCCCCAACGTTTCACGTTTTCTGGATCTTCACCCTTCCAACCGCTCATGCCGGTTTCGGAAGCTCTTAACAGCCAGACCTGATTCGCACTGTTGTCAATACTCACGTTCATCTTGAAATCTATGATGCCGGCACCACTGCCGATAATCGGGGGCACCTTTAAGCCCAAAACCTTTTCAGTCAGCTCTTTCGCCGTGCAAAGCAAAAGGGTTCCGCAGTTGTCAATCAAAACCCAACGATTGGCGGGTTTTGTTGCAGCATAATTACTTCCGCCCCTCGTTGTCACCCCATTCTCGGTGGCGGTCGCCTTAAGCTGCGCCCACTCCAAGACTTCATCGATAACGTCAATTCCCTTTTCCGCAACCTTCAAAAGTCGAATCGGTTTAACACCGACTTTTTCGAGCTGCATGGTGTCAGCCATTCCTTTCAGGCCACAGCTTCGCACAACGTCTCGAACGATATCCGAAACGTCAACTCCATCTTTACCAACCCATTTACCGGATACTGGGTTTTGTAAATAGCGAATGGCATCATAGGCAGTGAAAGACACCACTCCCCAACGGTCTACGTCGTATGTAAAAATGAACCCAACGAATACACGTACAAACCCGCCGCCGTCGTGTGAGACCTCAAGAATGCACATAGAGCCTGGTTCGGGGATCAAACCGCCAACAACCGGCAGCTCACCTGTCAATTGTGCAGCAGAGACACGAGCTTCGGTAGATAACGTCAAGGACGACGGGTAATACACATACGCATCGTCTTCGGTGAGCTGTGGCCCTTCTTTCGTGTGATCGATTGCCTTTATAATAAGACGCGTCGTACTAATCATCTCGAATCACCCCTTGCGCAAGGCCAAGTGTGCCTTTTGTTTCGGCAACAGAACAGGAGCTTTTATCAACCCACCCAAGCCCCTGAATGTATACAGAATGCAGCTTGTTTGACACACTCGGTGGCAGCACTCTTGTGATCAAACGGTCTAACTGATTCGCACGCTGTTTTGTTTGATCCCATGTATCACGAGCCTGATCTTCTGCTGTATAAACCCGGCCATTAACCGTCACCTCCTGTCCGGGAAACAACGTAGTTCTCTTGATTGGCCTAACCGGAACAGTAACCATCTGCTGACTCAAAATACTGCCATCATCATCAAGGGTTTGCTTTGATATTTCGGCTAGCTTTTGTGGGGACGCATCACGATACTCGCTTATGGACATGGTGTAGTAAAGATCACCCGGCTCCCCACCCTTGTCGGTAATCGATATATCAAGAATAATCGCCTGATCAAACGTCGTGTCCAGATGATCCGTCGTTATGATATCGGGATCCTGCATCCCGTTGTTGTAATCATAGTAAACGTCCGAGCCACGCGTAATGGTTAATCGAAACGGTTCTTTACGTCGTTGAAGCCTACGGAAAAAAGTCAAATACCACTCCGGCGTGTACCAAGAGTCTCCGTTCGCCATCGGCGTCGTAACACCGACACGAGGGAAAAATGACTCAAAAGACACACTCGCGAGCTTGGGAAGCCTCGGAACGATAACTTCGCCGATGCCTTCTACATCATAATTGCTGTTGTTCCCCGGATAGGCGACAGTTACTTCGTTCGGGTTTACCGGCAGAACAACGCTTTTATCGAAACCATCCACGTCGAACGTGATTCTGTACCCTGAGTTGTTCATCATTTACCTCCTATGCGCCCGTTCCCTTTGGCCTGGTTGCACGGCCCCTTGTGTTAATGAATGCGGCTGAATCAACTGCGGCCTGAGATGCACCGCTGATCGTTACGTTCCTTGTCGTGCTTGTCTGATACGTGTAGTTCGACATGATCTGCCTATCACTAAACGCCTTGAGCCACCTGAGTTCTTCTTCTTGGCTCATTAAGTCCTTTATCTTATTCGAGTTGTCGTTTATGCCTTTAGCCCATCTCTCTGTTTTATCAATAGCAGAACGAAGCCATGAATTTTGTGGCAAGCTGTCTCGGATGTCGGCGCCGATGCCGAGCATTTTGTCAATCTTCTTTTTGATTTCACCAAACGCCTCGTCATTCGACATCTTGAATGCTTCGGCAACGCCCTCAGTCCAGCCTTTCTCTTGTTTGGTCAACGACTCCTCAATCGTCTTCTTAGACAGCTCGGCCTTTTCTTTCGCTGCCTTATACTCGGCCTCGGCCTTGTCGAATTTTTCTTGAAGTGTTTTGTTGCCAGTTTCGATCTCTTTTATTTGCTTATCGAGTTCGGCAATTTCGGATTTACTCAGGCCCTTTCGTCTTGCGTTTGCACGTTGCTGTTTGAGGAAATGCAGCTTCGTCCCGGAGCCGGTCATTTCTTCTTTAACCGCGTTCATCTTTACACGTGCAGCCTCTTCCTCTTCATCGGTATGAAGAGTGTTCAACAACTTCGCGACTTTAATTTGCAGATTGTTGATCGCGTTACTGACGAACCTAATCACACCCAAGAAGGCCCCACCGAAACTTTTGACGACGCCGGTTGCTTTCGCAATCTGATAAGCCAAGAACCCTACTGCGCCGATTATGATCGCGAATGGATGAGCAAAAAATGCTGCCTTCATCGCAGCTCCGACGCCACGAAGACCACCCTGCAAAAGTTTAGACCAACTAAACATTTTCAGGAATTGAATGCCAGTGATCTTCCCGACAAAGTTTATCGTTTTGGCCAACAACCCGGCTCCCTTTGATGCTGCCTTAAATAGCATAGGAAGTGCCGAAACCGCCCTCGCAACCATGAAGATCTTGATCACAAAAGAACCGGCCAACAAAGCTCCGATGATATGGAGGTTGTCTAACATCGAATGAACAAATCCGGCAACAAGCGATCCAACCTTCTTAACGCCCCACTCCACGTAGGCCATGATCTTTTTAAACTTGTCCGATTCAAGGAACTCCCTGACGCGTTTGACAATACTCGCCAACTGGTTTGAATAGATTTCGCCTAATTTCTGCTTGATGTTATCGATAATATTGTTCACACGTTGAAAGTCTTGTGCAAGGCCCTCGTTCGCTTTTTTGTACTTGTCTTCTGTGAGGCCCGCTTGCTCTGCAATTTTCTCGGCAATGCTGAGTGCCTTTTGCATGTCGCCTTTTCTCAAAGCTCGCTCGAAGCCAGAACGTTTAAGCTGCCGTTCCATAACCTGGCCGCCGCCCAACATTTGTGCCATACTTCCTGCACTATGTCCGCTTTTCAGATTTTCAAGCAACGAGCTAGCGACATTCTCCGTTGTCTCTCCGGGCCGAAGCGCAGCAATCTTATCAGATAATTTCATCGCACGTTCAAAAGTAGACGTGCCAATCCCTTCATACGCTGCCTTTGACGCAAGTCCATAAACCATTTGTGAGCTTTCACCTAGCTCGTTCGCAAGCTCAAAAGAATGACGTTTCGTGTATTCGCCCTTTGTATCACCCCACATTGCCCCCATCTTTTCAGTCAAACTAATGTCATCCAGATGCCTCGCTATTGTGTTTCTGACGCCAATCATCACGCCTTTCGTCTTTTCGAGCATCAACTTTCCCATCCTGTCCATGATGCGTCCGGCAAAGTCAATACCCATAAAGCCAAGCATTCTACCAAATGCACCTGCGAATACACCGCCGACAGTAGTCCCTGCTTTTCCGAGTGTGTCGCTCAATCGCGAAACAAAGGACTTTGTCGATTTGGCCGCCGCCTTAAATCCGGATTCAAACCCGTCTTTGATGGTGTTCCCGACGTGCTTCATCGAAACCCCGGCAGACGCTTTGTAAAACTCCATGTTCGATTTAAATTCTTGCGAAAAGTGCTTTAACGAAATGCTCGCAGAGGCACGAAGGAAGTCGATGTTGTCTTTTATCTTGAAGGCACCAGACGCAACGACTGCACCGGTTAGACTTGTAATTGGCTTCATAAGGTTAGACACCGTCGCCCCGATGCTTTTAATTGCACCAAAAGCGCCCGTGCCCGCTCTCTTCGTGTACGTTTTCGCGAAAGATCCATACATTTTTGCCAACGCACGATCCCCGTGCAAAAACTCTTCACTAAGGCGACGGACGGCATAGCCTGCTTTGTAAAGTTCGTCGGTCATGATCTTTATATTCTGACCGACACTGACCTTTCCCGCAGCCAACACAAAAGACGAATACGTCAAATACACATCTCGCATGGCTTTTGCGTTTTTTATAAGCGCCGGAAGAGTCTGATACGTAAACCACTCTATTCGGTATTTCCCGTATCGAGCAATTATCGATGCTGTCTCCGTGAGGTTCCTTTTGACCGTTGGCATCTGATCTTTGAGGTCGTAAAACTTATCTTGTGCTTTGTCTAACGCCTTGACCAATTTCTCTTCACTTGCGGCAGCGAAGTCTTGCGTCGCCCATTTCGCTTTCGTGAGTTCATTGTTCAGCTTTAGATGTGCTTTCGATAGTTCCTCGGAAACATTAAGGCGTTTCCAGTCGAGAGCCATTAAATCTTTTTTCTGAACGATCTGATATGCCATGTGCTTCGTATATGGGATCGCAACATTCTTTGTGTAATCCAATACGGTTTTCCGAAGCTCTTTTGAGGACGCGGTCAGGCCACGGGTATAATCAATGGCCGCCAACATCTTCACTTCGGACATCGACATCTCTTGTGCTTCTTGCGCAATCGATTCTGCCAAAGAAGACATTGCACCAGACGCATCAAACGACGCTTTGGTTAATTCCTTTAACGGGGTTGAGAACTCATCATCGATACGAATTGTCTGGCTAATATCTGACATGTCGTGTTTCCTTTTCGTGATACGAAATAAGCCCGAAAGGTGCTGCTTTCGGGCTTACTTCTTGCTCTGGGCTTCTCTCGACTTTATCTCCTGCCGAATCATGGCATAAATAAAAGCCCGTTCTCTTGCACTGCAATTCAGAATTTCATGTGGGAGCGTTCCGTGATTGATGAACGCATAATAGCAAATCGCGGCGTCGATCTGCATCGAATCTTCGAGCAGAAACTTAGCCGTGTCGATTAGTTTTTTGTGACTTCCCCAATCGATGAAAGATCTTTGTAATCGTCAAGACCACAAAGTGCCGCAAATGCTGAGGAAACCTTTTTGTATTCATCTGCCAAAAACAGGCGAACCGGAACGAGTACGGGGTCTTCGGTTTTGCACTTCAAGCAAAGCTCTCTGTTCGTGAGGTCAGGAAAGACAACAGCCTGTAACAAGCAGCGATTCAGAAATTCATCCTCGTCAAGACGATCAATCTTTGTGCCCGCAATCGTAACCTCATGCGTCGAACGCTTGCTTATGTATTGAATCTCTTCCTGAGTCAACGCCCGGATAACCACTTTAGCGATTGAGCCGTCTTCGTTTACGAATCTATCGCTAACTTCGATCTCGACTTTCTTTTCGTTGTAAGCCGGGTTTATGAACGCACTTAAATCTGACATTGTGTTTGCTCCTGTTTTGTTTTGTTATTGCTGAACTTCCTGCGGATCAGAACCAGTTTTGATTCTGAACAGGAATCGGACTTTAAGTCTAAAGAAATCCTTTATGAGTGTGAAAATTTTTCCACCCATCTCTTTGAGCTTTGCCGAGTTTGTGTTGATTACATCTTTTGCCTTGTCGAGATCCCCTTTGCCTTTCTTTAATGCATTGAAAGAGCTGTCGAGGGCTTTTGCGACAGACAGAATTGATGTCGTTATGGAAATTATGGCCTTTACAATAGCCCAAATTTCCTCGATTCCGGCGTCATGGAACACCGCAATGCGATAATCAGAATCCGTTCGCATGAGCGATCTATGCAAACGGAGACTGTTGCGACGCCGAATATTTGAGCGAGAAACAGACAGTCTCCTTTTCATATCACATTCCCTTTTTTACGGTGCGGGAGTTACAAGCGGCTGGCCTTCGAGAGCTTTCTGGGCGGCAGGCGCGACGTTCTTGAATGCGCTATAGGCATTCATAAAGTCTTCGAGTTCACGCATCTTGCGTGCGGTTTCGATGGCTTTCGGATCCGCCGTAAAGAAATTACGAATAGCGGCGAGGATTCGTTTGATCCTGTCACCGGCAATCGTGCCCTTGCTCTTTAACTCGGCCAGACCTTCTTTGATTTCGACAGTGGCTTTCGTGAGGAAGCGTTTGATTATATCGCCCACACGACCGGACAGGCCACGGCGGAGAAGATCTTTGGCGTTTGTCCACATGTTCGACAGTGCCCATTCGATGTTCTGTTTGATTCCGTCACGAACAGCACGGGCGATCTTTACACGAATATAGGTGTCGGTCACAGAGCGCTCAGGGAGTGCCTTAAACTGCTGCAATGGGCGAATCAGAATAGCCTTTACCATACGATTCTCACCGCCGGGCAGGTTATAGCTGATAGCTTCGATTGCACGCTTAATCGCAGCGACAATCTTATCCTTGACAAACGTGCCCTTTGCAATGGCCTCTTTGACGAGGGCTTTCGCGGCGTCGATAGCACCGCTCTTTACTTTGTTGCCGATCTTTTCGAGGGCATACAAAAGCCCACGAAGCGTAATCGACGCCTCTTCGTCTACGAACTTAATACGAAGAGAATCACGACGGGGACGACCATAAACTAGGTAATCCCTTGTGTAGCGTTTCGCCAGATAATTGATGGCAGCCTGATCTCTGTACTTCATAAACAACTCCTATATTGGTTTACGCCGAAAATGCGCTCGGCGACAGATTACAACAAAGAAAAGTCATCGTCAAATGCCTTTTCTTTCCGGAACGTTACGTGACGATATGATTTCCGGAACTGGTTCCTTTTGGATTTCTATGATCGCGTTTTTGGCCGACGTTATACCTTGACGAAGAATGTCGCCGGGGCAGCCATTCACGGTAGTTTCAAGGCGTTCGAGAAGCGAAATCAACGCATCAGCAGAGAATACCCCAGTTTGTTTGAAGTTCCTCGCAACGTCTTTTAACTCTTGATATGCAGATCGAATAAGGGGCTGAACAACGTTCTCCTCGAACTCGGCCCCTTTCGTGGTCTTGTAGAGACGTTTCAGTTGAAACTGTACATCATAAAGCGCCGACTTAATGTTTCGGTCTCTGATTAACAGTGTTCTGTCAATAAAACGTCGTTCCTTATGCGGTGTCATTCTGTACATGTTTCAACCTTTCGTTTAGTAGTAAAGTGCGTAACGGCTGTCTCTTTTGCTAAAGATCTTGGAAACCTTGTCAACGCCTGCTTTCAATGCACCCAGGATGCTTTTGCCAAGATTGCCGCCTTCACGCTTGAGAGATGCAATCAGCTTGTCAAGTTCAGGTCTCACACCACGCCAGAGGGCTCCAATCGCGGTTTCATCCTTGCCCCTTGAGGCGAGAATTTGTTTCAGCTTTCCGACAATGGACTCAGCCTGCCCCTTGATCTTGCTCGTCACGGGATCTGTTAAGTTTGCCTTGATGCTAGACTGCAATGCCGCACCCGGAGCTTCGAGAACCTTAACGATTGGTGCAGAAATGATTCTGACCAAAAGCGGAACCAACAAATTGCTCACAGCGAACATCGCCGCAGATGCGAGAAAATCTTTTCTCATGCTGCGCGAATAAATCACACGGTCTAATTTTCTGAGAATTGCAGCGTCAATTCGACGGTTCAATATTTTTGTCTGTTGAGACGTTAAACCTCGAACCGGCTTGAGCAATTGAAGGAGATTGTGCTTCGCATACGAATCAATGATGAACCTCGTGGCTCCAATCGAATCACGTCTCGTCACGCCTTGAAGTGCATAATGACACATCTTTTTGCGTCGGTACATGGCGTCGTGAACGATTCTGTCGTTAAATCCGACATCACTGAACGCGGCATTCCACTTGCCTTTAATGGCGCTGCCGAAATTGGAAATGCCAGTCTTGATTGACTGGGCAATAGCTCTGATCTTGTCCTTGAGAGACACCTTGAACTTTGTAAGTTTTCCGAGCAACGAGGGGATATCAGCATACTCTTTCTTTCGCAGCTTCGATTCGGTTCTTTCAATCGATGCCTGTAAATTGCGCTCCGAAATGCCGTACCGTTTAAGACGATGCCACAAAAGTTTTTTGATTCCGACAAGAGCTGCGATAATGACGCCACCGGCAATAAGAAGCTCTTTTGTGTCCCCAGACTTTGCAGCCTGTTGGTATTTCGCAGATTCACGTTCTATATCGTGAACGTATGCGTCAACGTCAATGGCCGCCCCCTTGAAGTCGTCCATCGCTTTTTGCCAAGCAGAATACGATTCCTGACCATCGTCGATATATCGACGGGCGTCGAGAATGATCCTGCGAACGGCTTTCTTGTATGACTTTGGGGCGGTCATGTTAGTTTCCTCCGAGTTGTGCGGGATCGTGGAACGAACTCAAGATCTCGAACGAGGTGAAGTCGAACCCGATATCTTCGGTCAGGAAATCGGCATCGGCATCCAACTGGGCGAGGCTTCCGCTGTTCAGACGGCAATTGTAGAACACAATCGTCTGAATACCAACAGATGTCGCCGGATCGTTGTTCGTAACCTGCAACGTGAAATAAGGAGGCGTGCCGCTCGTCATGTAGTCACGCACCATCTGTTTGAATGTGGGCGTGCCATAGACAATCGTCATCGAACCTGTCAACTGGATACCAGTTGTCTTTTTCTGAACAAGGCGAGTGCCGACAACTTTGAAATCAGCAGAGTCAAGGCTGTAATCGACCTTGACGTTCTTGCAGCCGAAAAGCTCTTTCTGGCTGCCGTTCACTGTGATAATCGCACGGCCCTCTTTTCCGTTTAACGCATCGCGTTCAAGCAAAAATGACATGTGTCACCTCCACGTTAAGAAATGGTGATGTTGATGTAAATCTTTTCGATACTGTCAACGGGCTGACAATAAATTTCAATCGTCACGGCGTCTGAATCGACTCCCTTCTCGACATTAACGTCGTCAGCAATTACGTTCTGTAACGCACGATTGCCCTGATAACGATTCATAAGGTTGAGGATTTCGGCCTTAAGCGATTTGCGGCCCTCTTCGTCGTTGTGAACGGCACCGATATAGTAAAGTGCGAATGCCTTGTAAATGTCATTACAGAGGCCAAAGATTGTGCGGATTACGCGGTTTTTGCTGAACGCCTTGCCCTTTGTCGGGGTATAGCTACGGAACGAATTGATGTCGGTAAGAACCTGAATGTTGTCAAACTGTGCGATAAGCGAGAACTGGCCACCTGATATTGCGGCTTCCTGCTGAGATGAACTCAACACAGGCTCAACCTCAATGGCATCCGGGTAAGAGGCGAATGTCAAAGACTCGAACGCATTTGCACCGGCGGAAACACCTCCAACCCACCATGTGAGCTGTTCCGGTTTAAGCTGTGTACCATCAATCAGCGTAACCTTCTGGGGATACACAGAAATGACGCACTCATTATTCGCGGAATTGTAATCGCTCAGAACGGCCTGACACTTAATGCCTTCCTTGTTTGACAAATCGATTGCGAAATCGGCAAAAGCCTTTTTCATTACAGCATCGGTTCCGTCATAAATGACGACATCGAACTTTTGCAACGAGATGGCAGTTCTGAAATCACTGTACGAAGTATCGAGAGGATCACCATCTGCACCACCTGTCAATGGGGCTCCAGTTGATGTCGTAATGGCACCCGCACCACTAAACGTAATGTAGGGATTCGGAACAAGGCCAGAAATGGCGGTGACATCCTGAGTATCAACGAGCTGACCGTCAAGAAGCGTCTGGACAATGTAATTCGACGTTGCGCCTGCTGTAATCACAATCGAAAGACGATTGCCATAAGAACCTGGGTAATTCGCCGTTGCGGTCAAATTGCCGACCGTAACAGACGCGGTGCCGACAGTTGATTCTCCACCGGACAGTGTGTCTGTGCCGGCACTCAAAGAACCTGTGCCGCTGAACACAACATAATCGTTCGCAGTCAAATCCGAAATTGCGGACGCCGTCTGGGAATCGACCTTCACACCGTCATAATTCGTGGTGACGGTAAATGGGGCACCGGAACCTACCACAGAAACAGAGATGAGATTTCCATCCGAACCTGCATTTACGGCTTCAATGTCAAGATCGCCAATTGCACCAGACGCCTTAACTGCCGTGCCTTCTTTCTCTTCAAGCGACCAGACTAACACTTTCGTTGCGCCCTGTGTTCTGCTCGATCCGGCAAGGATCTGACGCAAGAAAAGCATTTCATCAGCCGTGATTGGATAACCAAACTGCTCGGTATCCTCTGGGGATTCGACCGTGTAAAGTTTCCCTTTCTGGCCCCAGTTTAACGGACGGGCAATCGCAACAACGCCGCGTTCACCCATTGTGGCCAACGAAGACGGGGATGATTTGTAATTGATGTAAACTCCGGGGCGGAGTTTGTTCTGATCAATCCATGTACCACCTGCCATGTTTTGTTCCTCCTACTTTCTGTTAATATACGCTTCAACAAGCGTCTTTGCCTGATTTAAGGTATAGGCGTTTTCCGGCAACAAAGCCCGAAGCATGTACTTGTCGAACCCGTAGTCTTTGAAGGGCTGCATCTCGATGAGCGTGTCACGAAGATAAATCGGCTCTTCGACTGCCGGTTTCGTTTCATCCTGTTTCGGTTCATTTTGTTTTGCTTTGTTCTTACTCATGTCGTTGGCTCCCAAGAAAAAGACTCGAAATCAGTATTGCACGCAAACCTTGTGCGTGCAACAGAAAATCAACCTCTAAGTGTTATTGTGTTTGACGGATCCAAACCGAGTGAGACGTCTTGTGTGAAATTCGTTGTGTTGAGCATAATGAGTCCTATGATTTCGGCTTTTTGTAATACTGGACGTAAGACAATGACAGCGTTCCGCTAACCTGTTTAAAACACAACCACGTTGGGTGTTCCGGATCAAAAGCACCCATTGTCGCGTTATTCAAATAACTGTAATCATATGTCGCATAATTTCCGTTATGCTGTATCAAAGCGATCGGGAAGTATTCAAAATTATTATCAATTTCAATAATTTCGCCGCCGATATTCATAAGCGGGTAAGCAACGCCACTTAATGTGGATATGTTTGTTCCCTCTGGTCTTAGCCAGTATCCAATAACCGGGTACTCTAGGGTAAATATCACCGTTCTAATATACGCTTCACGCGTTCCGCTATTGAAAACATGGAACCTCGTGCCGTCTTCCCCTTGACCTGTGACAAAATTTGTTACTGTTATTTCGTTACCCGCAGCACCCAAAACTTTTTGAAGCGTTATATGCGGAAATTGGTGCGGGGTTTGTATGTACTGCAACGATCCCGGCCC